TGATTTTGACAATCAATTCAGCTTGCAGCGCACCAGCACCGACGAACTCCCGGCCCGCTTGAGGCTCTACAGCAGCCCAGACGGTGCCCAACGTCACCCAGGACGTGACAGGCTGGCCTATCTCGTCTTGGCCAGTTTGCAGGCGGGAAAACGTCACCCTTTGATCAAGCTCGCCGGGATTCATGCCGTCATTACCCGGTAAGGTTGCAACAGGCGCTCAAAGGTGTCGTTACGGTGTAACGGGCGCTCGGTGCTGGCAGAGCGGTTTTCGTACAGGTCAGCCACCAACAACATGGCAGCGGCTTTGACGGGCGCGGGCGCGGTGGTGTCGAGCACTAGAGTGCTGTTGTCCAGGTGGCTGGCCACGGCAGCGGTGGCGGTGGCCATCAAGCCCTCGATAAGATCGTCTTCGGTGGTGGCGTCCACCCGCAGGTGAAGTCTCACATCGTCCAGGTCAAGCATCTTTGCTCCTTAAAAAATAGGTGCCAGCCACAGGGCGAAAGGTTCGAGACACGCAACGTCTTTGCAGCATCTCGCTGCTCAAACATTGCGCCGATTGGCTCCCTTGCTGGCAGTCGGTGTTTTGCTGAAACGCGGCACTGTCCGACAAATCCGCGTCCTGCTTTATCCGCTTGCGCGGCCCCGTCAGGCTCGGGTGCAAAGCCTCTTGCGAGGTCAGATAAATGTGAAGGTGCCGCTTGCATAGGCGTCTTCCTGCTCGATGGCTTGGGCAGCAGCACCAAAGGCGTTAGCCAGTGCCGCCAATGGGTCTATTCGGCCCGTGGCGCGGTTTTTGGACAGCTTGCGCCCACCAGCCGCGTCACGCTCAATAACGGCATTGGCAGCAGCCATTTGCAGAACAGGGTGCCCGCCATGCGCGACACGTCCATTCAGCAGCTCAGCTTCCATCATGTCCAGGCACACCGATTGATCTTTGAAGCCTTGTCCCATTGGCACCAGTGGCACGTCACAGCCAATCTTCGACAACTCTTTTTTCAAAATGTCGATTCGCCAGCGGTCGAATGCCACGCACTGAACATTCAAGCCGGACAAGATAGCGGCCATGTCTTGCGCGACATATTCATAATCGACAGAACTGCCGGGCGTGCTGTGCAGATAGCCTTGTCGGTGCCAGGTCGAGTAAGGTGCCCGGTCTCGCTTGCTGCGGTCTTCAATGCCTTGCTCAGGCGTCCAGGCGTGAGTGACAACATGCCACACCCCGGCGATTTTTGCCATCAAAACCAAAGCTGTCAGATCAACCCGGGCGCTCAAGTCCAATCCGGCAAAAACTGGCGTATCAGGGCCAAAGGGCAGGACGGCCCCGGCACAGCTTTGCCAGACGGTTGGACTGATAAATGGGCTCACCGTGCTGATTCGCTGATTCAGCAGCAGATTACGAGCGCTGTTTTCCATCGAGGGCATACGCTGCGCTTGCGTCAGTTGCTCCCTCAAATCGTCCAGGCTTCGGAATATGCCCAGGGCAGGGTTTGCAGCGGCCCAGGCGCTTTCGTCCAGCAGGTCACAGTCAGCAGGTGCAGCATAGATTCGGCTCACAATCCGTGGGTCTTTGCTGCGCTCAGCGTCATCTAGCCACTGACTAAACAAGTCGCCATCGTTGGCAGCTTGGGTACTGATTGCGATCAACAGCGGATCCGCGTGAGCACCTTGACTCGTTGCCAAAGCTGATACGAAGTCTGATTCAGGCCCGCGTATCTGCCCGATCTCATCAATCAGCACCAGCACAGGCGATAACCCTTGAGCGGTTTTGCCGTCTGCTGCCAAAGCCTTGAACTCAGTATTGAGTGGCAGCCCGATCAGCCGCTTACCGCTTGGGACAATGCGCACTGCGGCCGATAGTCGCGGCGACAGTTGCACCATTTTTGCAGCAGCATTGAAAATTAACGCGGCTTGGTCTCGGCTCATGGCCCCGGCGACTAGCTGGCTGTTTTGCTTCGCTTCCGGCCCCACCAGGTGTGCAAGCAGGATGCCACTACACAAAATTGACTTGCCGTTTTTTCTGGCAATGCTCAGCAGGGCGCGGCGGGTACCGGCCCGGTTGTCATAAATCGCCCGTATGAACTCTTTTTGAAACTCAGCCAGGACAATGGGCTTGCCCACGTGTTGCCCTTCAGGCGCAAGGCAGTAGGTCTCGATAAACCGAATTACCTTCTCTGCGCGGGTCATCAGACAGCTCTCAGTGTCGGTATCAGGTCATCAAAATCAGCGGCCGCGTTGCGCTCGTTGGCAAGTGCCTTCTTGCCGTCGCGTGATTCGCCCACGGTAGCTTCAGCATGAACGTGCAGACACCGTGCCATTGCAATGGTGCGCTTGGTCAAGGTTTCGATCAGGGCAGCGAGCGGGTTGGCTTTGCCTTCAAAGGTGTAGCCTTCTTTGTCTAGCTGCTGCTGGAGGCGCTCAACGTCAGCGAGCGATCTTGCCATGTTGCCAGCTTGCACGAGGTCAACCATCGTCCAGGTGTCGCGGGCGCGTGCCGTCATGATCGAATCCCAGTACGGCAAGTCGCCAGGGCGCAGACAAACATGATCCGGCGGTGGCAATGGCCCCAGCGCGACAGCTTGCACGGCCCGGACAGCAGCACTGGCAGAATCAGAACGATTGCGTTTTGATGCCGTTTTCATATCTCAGCCTTTCGGGTTAGCGTTAAAACAAGGGAGTACAGACGGTCTGTGGCCCTCAGTTGCTGGTGATTTTTCGCCCACATCACCGACAGGACGCACCAGGACGGGCGCTGTTGCGTTATTCCAGCCGTGGGCAGGGTCTAGTGGCGTGCCGTCGATTGCGCAGCCGTAGCGCGGCTTCCCGCCCTTGTCTGCGGCAGTGTGTTTGCTATGGCAACTTGCGCAAAGGCCGATTAAGTTTGATCTGCTGTTGTCATTTTTATCATCATTTTTGTGGTGAACTTGAGTAGCAGGCTCAACAATGCCACGCGCTTGGCACTCAGGGCAGAGCGGCTGCTCAGACAACACCATTGCCCGCAGCTTCTTCCAGGCAGCATGATTGAGCGGCAGCAGTCGCCCATTCTTCGCCTTGATCCAGCGTGCCGTTTTGATTTCTTCCAGCTTAAGCCACGGCTTTGACATCATCAATCCCTTCGATGGTTGGCAAGTCTTCCAGGCGGCGTACCTCGCTTTTGAGTAGCCATCCAGACTCAATACCCGACTTGTAAAAAGATGCACGGCCAGCGCTATCGGCTCTCAAAAAGCCATCGGCGCTATGCTGTGCAAAATAGGTGCGTGCCCCGGCTGGTGTCAGCAGTTGACGACTGATGCCCTGCTCCCATGCGGCCATGTACCGGCCCAATGAGTGAGTGAGAAACCAGCGATTCATCTCAACAGAATTTGAGTAATTTGCATGAGACAAATCACCCAACATCACAGGCGGTATTCTGAAAATCCGTGCAACTTCTTCAACGCTGAACCGGCGAGCTTGAACCCAATCGCTATCCTCCAAACTCATGCTCAAAGTTTGGTACTCGACCCCGCTTTCAAGAACGGCAGTGCGGCCTGCGTTCGCACCGCCCGCATGTTGGCTGTTCCAACTTAAAGAAAGGTCGCGTTTTTGCTCAGGCCGGAGCGAGCCGGGAACCTTCAAAATGCCACTTAGTCGCGTGCCGTTTCTGAATGTGGCGTTACCGTGCTCATTCTCTGCAATAGCTAAATTCAGCACTTCTCTTGCAACTTGAATTGGGCTAACCCCCAACAGCGGGTCAGCCCCGGCCCGGTGTCGCAAGTGAAACACTTCGGACGGTAGATAGCGAATCACCAGGCCATCACGGTTTACGACCTCATACCCGCCGATAACGTCACCCTTGCGCATGACCTGAACAGCAGTGGGTTGCAGCGGATGGAGCTCTCTAACCTGCCCGTCACTGCCCCTCTCGATGCGAGCATAGCCATTGCCATGCAGCAACATGCACGAGGTAAGCCACTCCCTTAGCTCTACGGCGGATTGATACGGATTAGGCGCATGATGTAAGCAGGCATATAAGCTATGGTCAAGGGCCTTCACGCGGTCATCACCAGCCCGGCGATACAGGTGAAGGGGCAAGCTCCCGATAGCCTCAGAGATAGCAGCAACAGCCGCATAGCAGCTAGCCACGCTCTGCGCAGACTCAGGTGTGACACTGCCACCACTGCGCAAAGTTGCGAAGTTTGACCAGTAGTTGTCGCCATTGGCCCGGCGCTCAAATCCCAAGCTGTTGGCAATGCGGGTAATCAAGCTCATAGAGTTTCAACCCACAAGCGGCGCAAAATGCTTGCACCATCGTCCGGGTGAATGCACTCTGGCACCTCCCAAAACGATTGCTCTGGCCGATTGCGCAAGCTAACCTCAGTTTGAGAATAGGCTGGCCAGCTTTGCACCACAGATATTTCATGCAGCTCCACGGCACGCAGCTCGCGGGTGTTGCCCGTCCAGGCTTCATCGGTTGCGACAAACCCAAACGACATACCGCCCAAGTCGCCACGCTTGGCCAACTCCACCAGGTCACGCCCGGCGGCAGTGTCCGGCAGTTGCAAGCTGAACTGAAGACCTTTTGAGTCTTGTCTCAATTGCAAAGTGCCGGACTTGGTGCGGCCCAGCACGGCAGATTGATTGTGGTCTGCCAGTGCCAGCACGTCACGCCCGCTTGCCAGTGTTGCCGTGAACGCACCTTCTTTGATGCGCTCGGTGAATCCGCCGATGGCCGTATCGTTGCCAAAGGTCGCGGCGTAGCCGGTCAAGGTGCGGCCGCTGGCAGTNACACCAGCGGTAGCCCGGCGCTCGATTGTGGGTGCGCTCATGGCCGTTTAAATGGTGATGTCGTCAGCCACCACAAACGCCTCGGGGTGGCGCACTGCAATATCCAGCGTGGCCATTGCGCGAAGCAAAATGTTGCCTTTTGAGTAGGCGGTCTCGCTGAATGGATTCACCAAAATGTCGATTTCTGACCAGATGCCCAGCATGACTTGGCTCCAGTCACCAGCGATAAGTTTGCCGGTGTTAGGCGAACCAGTTTTCTCTGCAACTTGGTTGCTGAAATACACGGGCAGATCAGCCATGCGGCCACCTTCCATCAAGTAACCAGCAATGCCGGTAGCCTTGAGCGTGCCTTGCAGCTTGGCCTTGACTTTCATGCTGGCAACGATGCTGGCG